ATTAGGTTCAAACTATATCGTACTAGCATCATTTGGTCATATTCGAAATTTAGATAAAGATAATTTAGGCATTGATGTTGAAAATGATTTTAGACCAACTTATAAAATATTACCTGATAAAAAAAAAACAAATAAAAGCTTTACAAGATAAAATGAAAACCGTTGATAGAGTTTTGTTAGCATCAGATGAAGATAGAGAAGGAGAAGCAATGAAAATAAAACATTATTAGATTTTATAATAGAAGAAGTATTTTCCTTCGTAAACTTTGGAAAATAACCATAAACTTACGCTAAAGCTCCAGTTTACTACATAGATAGAACAACATATATAATAGATTTAATAAATATTATTATTTTTATAAAAATGTTTATATTATTATAATATATAAATGAGTTTAGTATTTTGTTTAAAATCAAATAATATAGCTAATAAAATTATTAAAAAAAATATAAATTCTATAAAATATGATAGTAAAGTTAATTTAAGTTATGCTAAAATAAAACAAAAATTATTAACTAGTAATAATAAAAAATATTTATATTTATTTGATTCAATTAGTTTTTGGTCTGTCTCAAAAATAGATTATGGTATTAAAATATTATTAGATATTTTAAATATATCAAACTATAATGATTATTATATAAATAATAATAATATAATAAAAAATAATTTATTTGTGAATAATAATAAAAATAATTCTAATACACTCATTATTAAAAAAATATATAAAGTTAGAAATCCAGTTTTTTCAAAAAATACCATTAATTATAATGAATTAACTATTTATTTTTATAATATTATTATAAAATTTATTAAATCAATACAATTTAAAAATAATGATAATTTTATATTTACAATATATAAATTAGATATTACACCTAATTTATAAAAAATGGGACAGTAAGTTTCAACATTTTTTAATAAAATGATTACCTCTAATAAAAACATGTTTAAAATAATTTTCTAAATGTTCAACTTTTATATTATTATTAACAATATATTTTATGGATTCTTCTATTTCTTCTAATGTTTGAGGACTTTTTAATTTTATATAGTGTTTTAATTGATTAAACAAATTTTCTATTGGATTATTTTCTGAATGATATCGAACTGTATATAAATAATTATTATTTGAATTTATTATAAAATCTTTTACATTTTTATTGTGATGAAATTTTGCATTATCTAATAATAGTAAATGATTTTTATATTTATTCTTTATGTTTTTATTTAAAAAATCAATAAATTTATCTTTATCTATTGTTTCTTTATATATTTCATAACCTATTATTTTTCCATATTTTATTGCACATAATAGATTATACTTCTTATATGGATATATATCTGTTTTTACTACTGCTCTTTTTCCAACATTACTATAACCTCTTTCTCTTGTCATATTTATGTAAATCCCTGTTTCATCTATTGATATAATATCATTTATTTTATTTTTTAATAAATCTTTATAAAATAAACATAATTCATTTTTTTCATTACCTTTTTTAGGAAAATATTTTAAACGTAATATTTTATAACTTATTCTTAATTTTTTAACTAAATAATATATTGATAAATGATGATAATTTTTATTAAATTTTTTATTTATAATTTTAGTTAAAATTTTAATTGTGATATTTGGATAATTTTTTATATAATTTTTTATAAAAATTAATTCTTCATTTGTAAAAATATATTTCTTTTCTCTTAATTTTCTGTTAAATGATTTTTTATTTTTATATTTAATTATCCACCTTTGTAATGATGATTTAGAACAATTAAATATTATTATTTTCAAGAAAATGTTTAAAATTTCAAAGAAATATTTATTATAAAAATATCTTTTTTATAATAAATGACATATAATGTTGATATAATTAATTTATTTATAAACAAATTTATAAATAATATTAGTTTAAATAATATTTCTAAAAATTTAAATATATCAGTACAAACTCTTAAAAGATGGATATTGTTATATAGTAATAATATATTGAATAAAATACCAATTAAAAAAGAAGATCTTATAAAAAATAAAAAAAAACATGGTTTAAATAAAAAAGATAAATATATAAATGATATAATTAGTTATGTTTATAAAAATGAAGGTTGTTTATTGGATGATATTTATAAACATATAAATAAAGAAATATCTAAACCTTCAATATGTAGAATTTTAAAAGAAAATAATATAACAAGAAAAAGATCCAATATAAGAATTGTTTGTAAAGATATTAATAAATGACATAAGACATAATTTTTCTAAAGAAATAAATGAAGATGTTTTTTTAAATTCTGAATTTATTGATGAAACTTCATTTTGTGTAAACGATATTATTAATTATGGATATTCAGAAAAAGGTAAAGAAATATTAAAAATAACTAAACATTCAAAAAATAAAGAAAGATTAACACTTTTATCTTCTATATCAAAAGATACATTAAAATACCAAATAATAAAAGGTTCTGTTAATTCAGATATTTATTTAAAATTCATAACAGATAATAAAGATTTTTTAAAAAATAGAAATTTAGTACAAGATAATGCAAGGATTCATCATTCAAAAAAAGTAAAAAATTATTGTTTAGAAAATGACATAAACATGATTTATAATCCTCCTTATACACCTGAATTTAATCCAATAGAATTAATATTTAATAAATTAAAAATAGAATTTAAAAAACTTGACCATAAAAATATTTACAATGATATTAATAAGTGTCTAAATAAAATATGTAAAGAAGATGTAATCAATAGTATTAATCATAGTTTTAAAATTATAAATAGTTATAAATAAATCGTTTAACTTTAAAAATATTTTAAATTTAAATCCAAATATACCCTTTAACTTTTTTTGTATTAAGTGCGTTTAATATCAATTTAAAAATACTAAGAAAAAATAATTTAAAAATATAAGAAAAATTATAATTTTATAAAAATATAAACATTTTTATGAAATTTTCAACATTTTTATGAAAATAATAATATATTACATGTTTTTCTAATACTTTTTATTTTATTATAATATTTTACAGCAGATAATTTATAATCATTACTATGATGTTTCATATATTATAAAATTTATTTATAATTTTTTATAATAAAAATAAAAAAAATTTAAACTATTTTTAATTTATATCCATTATATATTTCATTATTTTTTAAATACTTACTTATTGTTTTTTTTGAACAATTTAAAAATCGTGCTACATCATTTTGAGATTTGAATATTTGTTCTTTTTCATCGGCAAATATTATTTTTATTTTTTTAGCAGAATTATGACTATTTATAATATCATTATATTTTTCAATAGCGTTTTCCCACAAGTTCCTTTTTGTTATGTCATTGTAAACACTACCTTCTTTATTATAGTAATCGCGTTTTAATCTTTTTAACCAATTGCCTAATTCAGTACCTTCTATTGGAGTTTTTTTGTTTATTTCTATAAAATTACATAAATTTGTAAGATTACATTTCCATTCAACTAATTCAATTTCACTATTTATATTTATTTGTTTTTGATGTAATTCATCTATTAATTCTTTTTTTTTAAGAGCGCAAATATTTATTTGATTATACAACCAATTATATAAATATTGGTCTTTGGTTCTTGTAATATTTTCTCCATTCTCTAGTTTTGTTTTTATTTTATTATAATTTTCAAACCATTCAGATTCAATTATTTCAATATTTACATCAATTATTAATTTATCATATTTTTCTTTTTGTGGTAATAAGGTTTTGAAATACATTGTGTCTAATGCTCTTGGTGAACAATCTTTAAAAATAATATCAAATTCTTCATATTTATTCCAAGGTATAGTTTCATCAGGTATTAATTTTTTTATTTTTTCTGTAATACTATATAATTTTATTTTCATATTTTCATTCCATTTAATTATTTTTTTTTTGATAACATTCCCATTAATATCAATAAATGGATTAAAAATGTTTTTCTGTATTAAACCTTGATATTTCCATTTTTTTCTATCTAACAAAACTGGAATTTCTCTTGAAAATTGGTTAAGTGATATTATTATTCTATAATATATTCCTACTTTTTTTTCTTCATTATACATACAACTTTTTTCTCCTTTTGTGAAGCGTGTATAAAAACCCAATGAACGACATAATTTAATTATATCATTTGAAAGTTTTTCATTCTTTTGACTTATTTCATATGTTTGATGCAATAATGAACCATCAGTGTCTATTAAACCTGCAAGTAATTTTAATCTATTATCTATTGTATTATATAAATATTCATTTGGAATATGTTTATTACTTAGAAGATTATATTTTTTTAGGTTATTTTTAAAAATATTATTTATTCCATATCCTTTTGGTTTAACTATATGATAATTTTGAATAAAACTGGTTTCTCCTATATTTACATTTGTTTTCCTTTCTTTTTTATTACTATAAGTAATATCATAACCAATACTTTTTCCATAGTTTTCCCATGCTTCAATTATAGGTATATCTATATTTGTAAGACTAGGACGAACACTATCACCATCACCTAACCATAAACCTAAAATATATGGATCTATATTTAATATTTGTTCTTCATATTCTATTATAGGTTCAATATATCTAAAATGTTTTATAATATTGGATGTAAGTTCATTTTTATTAATTGTTAATAAAGTGTCAAAATTATTTTTTTCTTTTTCTATATCTTTTATTATATTCTCTTTTTCTTCTTCATTAAAGTATCCATATTTTGTTTTTTTTTCAAATCCAATATAATATTCAAACCCCAAATATATTCCTTTTTTTGTTTTTTTGCTAGATATATGCATTGATGATGAAATATAATCTGGACATAAATAAATTATTTCAGTCATTTTTATTAATTATTTATTATAATTTATTTTATTTTTATATTTTTAAATTTAATTATTTATAATAAATATATTATTTTTATTATAAATTTTAACTATTCATTTTATTATAAATATGTTTTGTTGTTTCTAAATGTTTATTATACATACTTTCTGTAAAAACTCCAAAATTGCATATTTTACAATAATACTTAAATTCTTTCTCTTTTTCTTCTATTGTACAATGATTTTTTAAATAATGTGCTTTATAATTTTGTATATTTATATTTTCATAATCACATAATGAACATTTATGTATTGTTCTTTCTGGTTTTTCTTTTTTATCATTCCTTTCTTTTCTTTTTCCATTTATATGTTTATTACTTATTAAATGTTTTTCATAAAATGATTTATAATTAAAATATAATTTACACTTTTCACAATGATAATTTAAGTTAAATTCCATTTTTATATTGTTTTATTATTTTATTTTTATATTATTTTATATTTAATAATTTTATATAAAATTCATATTTATTTTTAATAAATAAATACGTTCATTTATACTTAAAGATATATTACATATATTATATAACTACTATAATGACAACTATATTAAAAAAACCTCCTGATAAAAATAAACTTATTACTATTAAGTGTAATATTAACAAAATTATTAGAAATAATAATTTTATTTCTCCTTTATTTGATGTTTGTTTTAGAACAAATAAAATTGTTATTCAAACTTATCAATTTTTAAGATTATGGATTTTAGAACATTATCATAACAATATTGATATTCCTATTATTACTACTGATACTATTAAAATGGTTTTTAATGTTTTAACTTTGAATAATAAAGGTGGTAATACTCCTAAAGGTAATAATTTAATTATGCTTAATAATTTTACTGATTTTTATAATAATAATTATAAAGTTTTATATAATGATGATAAAATTAATGGTTCTTATTTATCCCAAATTTTAAATTCTATTTCAATTGATATGTTAACAAATATTGAGAATAATATTAAATTACATTTTTTCAAGTATGTTAAAAAATTTGTTAATTCTTCTTTTAGGATTATTAATAATACTATTTTAGAAAATACTGATAAAGGTAAAAAAGTTGAAGTTAGAAAATTATTAAATAAAGAACTTTTTCAAATTAAAGAAGACTTATTTAATAATACATTACTCTCTAATTCTAAATATCATGATTGGATTAATCTATACAGAAATAATATTTTTCCTGTTGATTTTACAAATTCATATGAATTCGATGTTCAAAATAATCCTCAAAAATATTTTAAATATATGATTTATATGTGTCTCGAAATTGAAAAAATAAATACTGCTTCTTATCAATTTTTCCCTTTAAGAACTGATATTATTCCTAAATATATACCTATTGATACTAAAAGTTTAATTGAAATTTATATTAGAGAAAATAAGAATGAACTTTTAAATAATATTGAAGATAATAAAATATCTATTTGGAATAATTTCTTTAATCTTAATGATTCTATTTTTGAACAATCTAATTATATATTTGATTATAAAATTTATACAGATTGTTATTCAGTATCTATTCAAATGCTACATAAAGATAAAGTTGAAAATGAAAAAAAGAAAAAAGAAAACATGAAAAATAAAAGAAGAGAAAATAGAATAAATACAAAGGATATGACACTAGAAGAAAAAGAAGTATATAAAATGAAACAAAAAGAAGAAAAAAAGAAAAGTGAAGAAAAATATAAATTAGAACAAAAAGAAAAGAAAGATACAGCGAGAAAAGAATTTAAGAAATTATCCAAAGAAGAACAACAAAAATTAAAAGAGGAAATTAAAAAAAATAATGAAGAAAATGAAATTAATAGTAATATTGATTTCAAGTATTTGGAAGATCTGAATGATAATGAACTAGAGGAAATAAAAAATAATAATTGGGTAGTTATTGATCCTGGAAAAAAAACATTATTATATATGAAAGATAAAAATGGAAAAATACTAAAATATACCAATAGAAAACATGTAAGAGAGACAAAAAGGATAAAGTACCAAAAATTATTGCAAAATTATAGAAATAAAAATAATATATCAGAGATAGAAAATGAATTAAAAAATTATAATTCAAAAACTTGTAATTTAGAAAAATTTAAAACATATATACTAAATAAAAACAGAATAAATAAAATTTTATTTGAAGAATACAATAAAGAAATATTTAGAAAATACAAATGGTATGGATATATAAACAGAAAGAAAGCAGATGTTAATTTAATAAGAGAAATAAAGAAAGAATTTGGAAAAAAATCGATACTATTATATGGTGATTGGTCAATGAAAGGAAACTGTAATAAAGGTAATTTATCAACACCAAATATGAGATTAAAAAGATTAATAGGAACACAGATAAAAACTTATAATTTAGATGAATATAATACATCAAAATTAAATTATAAAACAGAAGAACAATGTGAAAATCTATATCAACATGACAAAAAAGGAATAATAAGAAAAGTACATTCAGTTTTAACATATCAAATGGAAAATAAACAAATTGGATGTATAAATAGAGATAAAAATGCAGTATATAATATGGAAAAGATAGTAAATTATTATTTACTTTATAAACAACGTCCAGAAAGATACTGTAGAACAATAAAAGGTATAAACCCATCCGAACAGGACACACATAAAGTTCAGGGTCAAGTCTTACCATGCCTTCCTTAAAGGTGCAATTATATCTTCTTTAAGAAAAAACTGTCCCATTTTTTTTAAATTAGGTGTAATAGTGAATTGATAATTAATTTGTTATATATATTATCATTATTATTTAGTAAAGTTATTATTCTAAATGGTACAATAATAATATGTATGAATTATATTGAAAATAATAAATATATAAATGATATTAAAAATTTAGATGAAAACCATTATTTATTTGTTGAAACTAAAGAAAATGTAGATCAACTTAAAAAATATTCATCTAATATACTTAATAATAAAAAGAAATTATTAGAATTACGTATTAAAAAAGATGAAAAAAAATTATTCAAAGAATTATATGATTTATATTCATCTTATGCACATGATCCATTTATAATAGCGCATGATCATGATAATTTATTTCATAAATATTTACAATTACATTTAATTGTAAATAGTAGAAGATTTTTTATAAAAGATAAAAATGAATCCACTGAAATTAAATTACATAGTGCTATTAAAAAAAAAGAAGGAAAGAATATTACACAAATAATTAAGAAATATAAATTTAAAAAATGTTTAGAAATTGGTATGGCATTTGGTATTTCTGCATCTTATATATTATTGGCAAATAAAAATGTTAATTTAATATCAATAGATCCTTTTCAAAAAGATAAAGACCAATGGAATTCAATGGGACTTAATTTATTAAAAGAATTGGGCGTTGATGAACGACATCATTATATAGGAGAAAAGAGTTATGTATCATTACCCAAATTATTGAGCACATATGGTGAAGAATATTTTGATTTTATATTTATTGATGGATGGCATACTTTTGATTATACACTCATTGATTTCTTTTATGCAGATAAATTAATACGTATTGGTGGTATAATATTAATAGATGATGCATTACATAGAGGTGTTACTAAATTTGTCAATTATATTGTTAATAATTATGATAATTATAAAAAAATAGAAACAAATAAAACATTGGCAGGATTTGAAAAAATAAATAATGATACACGTGAATGGTCATTTCATGGAGATTTTTAATATAATTTATAATGTGATATCAAATTATTTAGATTAAATTTTATTTATTAATAAATATGTTTAATATAGTGCTAATTTATACAAAAACTAAATTATATGAAAATATAGGTAAGAAACCTAGGTTTCCTTACCTCACTTTTATTAATAAAAATAAAAAATAAAAAAATTGATTTTTATTTTTTTAATTTAAAATTATATATAAGTTTAATTATTAAGAACTTATTATGAAAACACTATTAATTGTCGAATCACCTGCTAAATCAAAAACCATTGAAAAGTTATTAGGTTCAAACTATATCGTACTAGCATCATTTGGTCATATTCGAAATTTAGATAAAGATAATTTAGGCATTGATATTGAAA